TGGCTAGACAACAAGCGTCTTAACAAACAAATATTAGAATGTTATCAAATTCTAAATGTGCTATCTGGAAAGTCTCCTACGGGGGGATGGCGTAATCATCCTGCTGTTCTTATGTGGAAAGGCTATGAGCGTGGCTTGTGGCAATACGTACAAGCAATGATTCGTGAAGCAAAATTGCGGGGTATTCGTACAGAAAACAATGAAGCCAATCTTAATAGATTAAAGGATTCATGTTGGAATCAATGGGGAGAAGTCAAACCTTCTTTCTGGGATGATACAATCAAAGTTATGAGATTAACTACTACTCATAAAGCAAACTTATTTGATAAAGATCCTTTGTATTATGCAAAGTTTGGGTATGCAAAGCACAGTCTTTATAATCATCCTTGTTGTAATACCTGCAAATATTATTGGGTAACTCACGAGGAAAGATGAGCATCTTTGTTTCAATAGCAAGTTATCGTGATCCTGAATTAGTTAGAACTATTAAATCTGCTATTGATAACGCTTCAAGACCAAATGAAATATATTTTGGTTTAGTGATACAGGATTTTGATAAGGAAGTTCCAGACTTGTCCTGGTTAAAAAATTCTAACATTATTATCATGCATCCAAGGGAAGCAAGAGGTGCAGGTTTTGCAAGGGCAAAAGCAATGACTCTTTATTCTGGACAAGATTATTATCTTCAGATTGATTCTCATACAATCTTTGAGAAGAATTGGGACATAATGTGCATTAGTCAATTACAAAAGGCTCAGGAAATTTCTAAAAATAAAAACATAATCTTATCTCATTTTCCACCAGGATTTTATGTTGAAACAAATAATGTAATTAGTTATATTACAAAAGATAAAGATAAGCCCCCATATGCAACTAAACAAGTGCCAAGCCTAAACAGGAGAAATGAGTGGACGGCTAAAAGAGTTGAACTGTCCGACAAGAATAAGTCCTATCCAGAAGTTTCAAGCACCATACTTGCTGGTTTTGTTTTTACCCTTGGTAGTATTGTAGAAGAAATTCCATATGATCCAGAGATATCATTCTTTGGAGAAGAAATATGTTTTGCTATGAGGGCTTGGACAAGAGGATGGGACATTTATTCCCCAAGTGTCACAATACTCCATCATTTTTATCACCGTGGTAATTATAAAAAAATATGGAAAGACCGCAACATAAGGCAATTATCATGGAAAGAAATAGAAGATATTTCAAAAGATAAGCAAAAGCGTGTTTTGTGCGGTATAGAAAAGGGAACCTTTGGTGCTGGAAATTATAGACACCTAAAGGCATACGAGAAACTTATAGGCTTTGACTTTAAGAAAATGTATGGTTTGACAAATTCTGATAATGATAGTACAATAGTCTTAAGAGAAAAGAGTTAGCATGGAGTTTGCTCTGGTCGTTTTAAGTGTATTATCTGTATCATTTTTAATAGCATACCTTTCGGTATCACAAAAACTAAACTCTGTAAATAAGGGATTTGCTCAACTGTTTGTCTCATACAATACACTAAGAGAAGCAGTTGACACCCAACCAACAAAAACAGAAGAAGATATACATAAGGAAAATTTTATAAAGTTTCTCTCAGATTCTCGTGATTGGGCATTTGATTATATTGAGGATGTTCAAAAAGCATTGTCAAAATTCATACAAGAAGTAGAACCACAATTAGAGTATTACAACAGATATGGCGCTGCTGTTGAAGGCGTAGTGGCTCCTCATGACAAGGCTTTAAAAAAAATATCAAAAGAATTTATTGAATTAAAAAAGATGTTACCAGAAGAGTCAGATGATAGACGCTAGAGGAATTCCAACCTGTGTGTGCCCAAACTGTGGAGGGACTTTATTTAGAGCACTCGTTTCTTTTGATCCTGACACCTATACTGTAGGAATGTACCATTTAGATATTCAGTGTCATGAATGTGGTGCTTTGGCTACCGCACCAACTCCTCTAGACAATCCTGAAACAGATCCAGATGCTAAAAACAAGGGGGAAAAGTTTTGAATCAAATAATCTTATCAGTGTTAACAGGTTTTGGATGTGGCGCAATATTCGCAGCATTCAAATTACCAGTCCCAGCGCCACCAGTTTTTGCGGGAGTCGCAGGAATTATTGGCCTTTGGGCTGGTTATGCTATACTAATAAAGGTTCTATCCTAGGAGGAAAAAATGGAACTTAAAAAAGAACACAAGGCAATGCTCGCATCATATGGCCGTTCAGTTGTAGGTGCAGCATCAGCATTATACGTTGCAGGAGTAACAGATCCAAAGGATCTATGGGCAGCACTCGTAGGAGCGGTTATCCCAGTACTAGCACGTGCAGTTAATCCAAACGATCCAGCATTTGGTCGTATGCCAGCAGCAGCAGCCGTTGATAAGGCTCTCAAGTCTGCAAAGGCAAAGAAGAAGGCTGCTAAGTAATTTAGTTAGTCATAATGGGGCGGGTCTAGAAATAGACTCGCCCTATTTTAATATATCAAGATACTTATCTTTTAGATTTTCCATAGCAAAGTTTTTAAATCCTATTTCAACTGCTTGTTCTTTAATCTCATCTTTCTTTCTAGAGTGCATATAGTTGTCTACAATCTTTGCTAAATGTTTTGGATCCGCATTATAAACATCAATAGTTGTTCTTGCTCTAAACTCATCATGTTTTTCTGATGCTGCAAGCCACTCTTGAGGAAGTATTGTGTTGTTTGGAGATATATTTGTCATAAAAACTGGCAATCCGCTTATAAGTGCTTCATTCATGGGAAGACATAAGCCTGCATATCTACGAGGCAAAACCATTGCATCATACCCAGAGTAAAGGTCTTGCCTGTTGTCTGAGTTGCCTACCACTATCTTTAATCTAGAGTCTTTAGGAACAATTCCTAGATCTTTCTGAGCAGTAACAACAAGTTCATAATCTGTTTTAGAATACTTTAACATATCTAATATGCTATGGGTTCCGTTACGATCTTTTGTTGCTGGATTGCCAGCGACATGCAGCAGCCTACCATGGCTTTTTGATAGATTAATTTTTCTAACATTATCAAATATTGCTGTATTAGTTGGTGGCGGTAGATGAATTAGTTTAGTTTTGCCTTCAGAAATCTCTGCAACTTTGTCATAGTTCCACAAACTAGGAGCGATCATAATGTCTGGAAATGCTAATTTTTGATTATGAATATACTCTAAAAACTCAAAATTATATTGAAGAACTGTTTTTACATTTCTTCTTCTTGCAAGTTCAATAAAACTATTGTTATAAAATGTTTCACAGGTTAAAACAATATCAACGCTGCGAATAAAGGGCTCTAAATCTCCAGTTCTTGGTAATCCACGAACATGAAAACATTCGTATCCGTTGTACCACTCTGGATGTTGTTTGTTTCTGTTAAAGTTCATAGAGTTTACTAGCATGATTCTATGAGGATTTAACATTGTAACCAAATCTCTTGTTTGGTTTCCAAGACCTGTGTTATCTGATCTTGCAATAATGCCCAATCTCATTCTTTGTATCCCCAAACATCATCATCTGAAGTAAACTTTCTAGTTCCCTCTCTGCCGTCCAAGTGATAAGATCTTTTTATTTTATTTCCACCATCTGGATAATATATCCAAAGTTTATGTCTATTCCAACCAACATTTCCATATTTAGAATAATCATCTTGAACCACACCATGGAAGATGTCTTCAATAAAAAAGTTTTGTTTGGAAAATCTAAGCACACTTTCTTTATAGTAATTTACAAAAGAAAGGTGTGGTCGTTGACTCCACTGAATTGTTTTCATAAAATCATCTTCGTGACCTAGCATTAAATGATTATGCTCTACTGGAATAGTTTCTTCAAAATGAAATCTAATTGTGTATGCTCTATTACTAGATAACATTGACAAACATTTGTCCCAATCTATATGCCTATCAGGAACCAGCGGGGCATCTCCTTCAACATACAAAAGAATAGGTGTTGTTATTTCATTAATAGTTCTTGACATCATGGTTGTTTGATGACAGTGTTCTTCAAATACAAATGGCAGAACGTTTTTCCATTGATGCATACATTTCCAAAGCACACGATTTTTCCATTCATCATACGCATCCTTGCGATGTTTTTGTTCATCCCTTAATCCATCAATCTGTAAAATAATTTCATTATCTGGAAAATGAGATCTAATACTACTAATAGTTTCATCAATAATGTGTGTGTCTGGATGACTTGGCAATACAGAAGTTACTAATACAATTGTTATATCATTTTTATTCATTGACTTGCTCCATTATTTTTATGCCAAAGTCTCTTTTGTACTTGATCCACCAGCATACTACTTTGTGCATATTTGCAGGGTATTGATCAATTAACTCTGGAACTATGCTAGATAAAGTATTCCAATCTTTAACTTTTACTATAGGGGTATCTGCTTGATATACATAATGAAAATAATCATTTTCTATACCCTTTGAATCTATAAAGTCTCCTATTGGCAGGGCCAACATTTCTATTGCCTCATAAAATCTAAAGGTATCAACAACCTGTGCTCCAGCGGGACACGGGGCGATTCTGGCTGTAGAAAGGTGTTGGTAGTAGTCTTTGGGTGTATCTCCCTGTGCAAAGCCTTCTGTGGGCTTATAAAGGGCATTTTGAAGGCTTGGCATAGCCTCTGCTAACTGTTTACGGCGTTGATGAGTTATCTGTCCACCAAAATAAACGTCATATTTCTTGCTAGGATAGGCTGGAAGATTTTGTTTTAAATGCTGTGGAACACCTATAAAAAATCTATTATATTTTTCATGTTTTTTGTGGGGGTATTGAACCCAAATACTAATATTGGGATGCTTTATTTTATCTACATTGAACTTAGCAGACTCATCACCAGTAATAAATAAAACTACCCTGCCTAAATTTTTTAACTCTTCAGATATTCTATCTTCTTTACCAGCATTTCCCTGACCAGGAATAACAACAAAAGCACGTTCTTCATTTGGTATCTGCTTTACAGTTACCTGCTCAATATGATTTCTATCAAAGGTTTGTTTTAATAGACCGTAATCCCATTTACCATCAGCAGAATCAAGTGGATCAATAGAATATAGATAGGCTTTAATCATTTCGTAGCCCTTACAAACATCCATTGTGGATGCATATGGTTTTCAAAAACTAAGTTTTTAAATCCTATATTGGTCAACATCTTTTGAATTTCTGATCTAGATGTTTGATAAGAGTATGGTGAATTTTCTTCTCCAATAACAAATTGAAAATATATATTGCCACCGTTTTTTAAGTTATCATAGGCAAGTTTTACATAGTTAGTTTTTTCTTGATGTTCAATATGCTGAAAAACCAACATCGAATATACTAAGTCAAGATTATTTGCAACCTCTTGATACTTTATATTATCTTTTTTAGGTGCAAGTTTTATCATCTCATCA